AAGAGGAAGTTTAGATTAAATTCTGATGCTGTTTTATATAAACTAACTTAGATAGGAGATGTTACATGTCCATTGAATCTGATTCCACTGCTTATTATTACGAATACGCTCAAGATGGTAAACGTGCGTGGGCTATCACAACTAATTTAGAGGAAGCACAAGAAGATCCTAAACATCGAATTGCTGCCAAAATAGATTTAATCGAATGGTTTGATGCTACAGGGGAAGCAATCGAAGGGATCGTTGAATGCAAAGATGGACTGTTTCTCTGGGTGGAAGATGAAGAGAGTCAAGTCTATACATATATAAACGCAAATGACTTGAACTTAGAAATCACTGGAAATAAAAAAGAGTTAGCACTAAGCTAACCAAGAAATTATGTATGAAAGGTATGATGGGTGAGGCTGCAACCTCGCTCATCTCTTAAACAAATTATAGAGTTATTGTATGTCTTGTGTCAACAGATAGTCAACAATTTGAATACTATAAGAATACATTTTATAAATATCATACAATTAAAATTATCATTTATTAAATAAAAATAGAGGTGAAAAATACGTTAACATTTGATGAGTATAAAGCCCAAATGCTGTTACTCAACTCTAGAGACGAAACATTACAATGGATGCAGAATGTATTAGAAAATTATATAGAAGAGATTAAAGTTGAGCGTGTGAGATTAGATCAACTAAGAATCGAACTAGCGAGGGAGTGGATTAATCAATCAAAGTCCAATGGGAGGAATGTTCCATGAAATTTAAAGTTTATGATCTTGTTTTAATGAAAGGTCATGGTATGAGAGTTTATATGGTGACAAGTGGTAAATCTGTTGAAAGTATTCACTTGGGAACAGCACACAAACAAATCAACTACACAATACAATGTGTTGAAAAGAATATAGAGTGGACTGTGAATGAAGATTCTCTAATTTATTTTGGAAGGTATAAGCCACGTACAGAGAAAATTGATTATGACCGCATACTCGATGAGTATAACCAGATGATGAGAGAAAGTCAAGATTATAATGATCTATATTTGGCATTCGGTGATTTTGCACATAAGAAAATTGCTCAAGAGTTATATAATCAGGCTACTGAATTTATGAATGGTATTAAAGAAAAATATTCAAATGTGAATGGAGATACATATGAAATTAAAAATAAATGATAAGTGGTATATTGAGTCAGACCAATACAATTTCTTACTGTACAAATACACAACGATTGTAAATAAGAAGGATAAATCAGAGCGTCAAGATTACGTACTGGAAGGTTACTTTCCGAGATTAGATTCTGCTTTGAATCGTATTCTCCAAGAGGATATTAAAGATTTGGATGAAGCGAATATACATATGATCCTTGATGCAATTAAGAACTGTGAGAAGAGTTTCAAAAAGTCCATTAAGGAATACCAGTTGCAGAAGGATAGGATTAAGGAGAAGGAGGATAAAGCAGATGAGTAAGCCAATAAGAGGTAGATTTTATTGCCAAGTGGAATCAAACGGTGAACGTGCAGTATTAATTGTGAAGGCTTCAAATAGATTGGAAGCCAAAAGCATTATCCAAAAGACATATAAGGTTGACAACGTTTTGAATGTGAGTGATACATATAGAGGGATAAGCAGTATAACATCATACATAGGTACAAGTGCAATGGCAGGAACGCAATATCATAGTGGAAATCGGAGTAGTAGAAGGTCTAGTATATAAATATAAAAATATAATAAATAAATTAAATAGGAGAATATGTTAATGAAAGGATCTATACATAAAAGTGGTAGCACTTGGTATTACATATTAGATATTGGTCGTGCTTTGAACGGGAAAAGGAAACAACATAAAAAAGGTGGATACAAAACTAAAGAGGATGCAGAAGAAGCATTAGTAAAAGCGAATGACAACATTGAACAAATTAGAGAACAAAAAGCGCATAAATTAAAACATCTTACTGAATTCATTCCAGAATTGAAAGAAAAAGAATCTATAAGTGCTAATGACGTATTTTTGAATGTCAGTGAAGATGACGTTGAAACCCTAATTGTGAATAATATTGAATTAGTTGAAGAAGGAATGAAATTTCTTGATAAACAAGTAGAAATTACTGGTGGAAGGATTGATATTCTAGCAAGAGATCGTAAGGGGAAATTGTGTGTAATTGAAGTTAAAATACGCAGTGAAGACAGGGAATTGATTTATCAATGTGCTTACTATCCAACACAATTTAAATTTCCTGTAAGAATGATTGCAATATGTCCTGAATATGACCCAAGAATTTATGAAGGGTTGAAAAGAGTTAAAGATGTTGAATTTAAGAAATTTGCATTAGATACAGATAATCAAATACATATCAGTGATTATACGATATAGGAGAGAAGATGGCTAAATCAGAGGGGAAACAATTTGAAGCAGATGTAGAGAAAAGTTGTAAATCGCAGAAGATATTTTATCACAGAATTAAGGACGTAAGTATCCCACCGGATTTACGAACAAGAATTAAAGTCGGTCAAAATAAATACGACTCATTAATATTCTACAATGGGATTCTATTTCCAATAGAATTTAAATCAACTGGTCAGAAATCCATTAGTTTTGATCCAAAGATAATCAAACCACATCAAATAACTAACCTACAAGAAGCAATGCAATATGAAGACGTAGTGGCTGGATTTATATTCAACTTTAGAGAATATGACAACTATACATGTTTTGTACATATTAATGACTTTATTGCTTATAAGAATGTTGCTGAGAATCAAATTAAAGAACATACATATAAAAATAAAGTTAATAAAAGTAGTATTAGTTTAGATATTTGCAAAGAGATTGGTATTGAGATTTTAAATGGTAAGAAGAAAGTTCATTACTTTTATGATGTGAAAAAGTTGTTGGATAAGTTGATAAAAAGCGAATAGGACAATCCATCACATACATAGAGATACATCAAGGGGGAGGTAGCATGAACAAATCAGATTTTAAACACATACATACAAGATTTATTAAATTTCCACATATGACATTTCTATACTTTTCTAAGTTAAACGATAATTTTTACATAATCATAGACAACAAAGAAGAAACAAAGTTTTACTCTTTATCAAATGATTTTACAACCTCAATGGACATATTCGTATCCGTATGGTATCAACTTAAATTCGAACATCAAATATCAGAAAAAACTTATAGTTTGTTACATGCGGTCTAAGACGGTTAATCCGTCTTTTTATTTTTTCTAAAACAAGTTATACTTTTTATATCATTGGCTATTAAATCATACAAGGGAATGAGGTAAACATGAGAGCAGTTGCTTACTGTAGGGTTTCGACAGATGACGAAGACCAATTGAATTCATTGCAAAACCAGATAGAATTTTTTGATGAACAATTTCAAGAAAATAAATATGACAAAGCAAAATGTGGCATCCTCTGTAAAAAAGATGGGAGTATCCATATTGAAGGTATATATGCAGATGAGGGGATAACAGGAACCAGCCTAAAGAAACGTGAAGCCTATAAGCAGATGATAAGAGATGCAAAAAAAGGTTTGTTCAATATGATTATAACCAAGTCTGTTGCACGTTTTGGACGTAGTGTTGAAGATTTGACTAAAACCCTTAAGGACTTAAAAGAAATCGGTGTAGGAGTGTACTTTTTAGATATTCAAGCTAATTCTCTTGAAAATAATCGTGAGTTCATGATTAACCTATTTGCTTCATTGGCTCAAGAAGAATCCAACAATAAGTCCTTCATTATTCAATTTGGCGTACTAAAAGCTATGCAAAATGGAAAATGGGTAGCAGCAACGCCATATGGCTATACACGAACAGATGGGATACTGTCTATTTGCCCAACGGAATCAGAAATTGTTAAAAAGATTTATCATTTGTTCTATAACGAACAGTGGGGATACATGAGAATAGCCGATTACTTAAATGACTTAAATATTCCCACTAAAAAGAAAGGAGCATGGCATCCTCCAACGATTAGCCGAATTTTATCTAATCCAATCTATACAGGCATACAGATCCAACACAAAACTAAAAATCTTGACGTGAATAGATACATTAGCGCAGAAGTACCAGAGGATGAATGGATTAAACATGAGTATGAGCATTTACGAATTGTTGAACAAGATTTGTTCGATCTTGTGCAAAAGGAGAAGGATAGAAGATTGAATGAATTTGGTAACTTTACCACTAATACAATTGCTCAGTTAAAGGAGGATGGCGAAAGAGAAGAAATCAAAGTGGTAACTCTACAAAGAAAAGAAAAAAGACACTCTTCCAAACATTTATTTAGTAATCTTGGTTATTGTGGTAATTGTGGCTCTATTTTAAAGAGGAAAAAAAGAAAAGTGAGAGGCGTGGAAATTTACGAGTGGGTTTGTGCTAGTAATGACTACAAAGGTAGTACAAGGGGATGTGAATACCGGAATTCATTTATTGAAGGTGACTTATTGGAAATTGTAAAAGAAAAGATAAAGAATTTCCGAGAAGATGAAGAGATGCTACAGTATATTCTTAATGCAAAACTAAGTATGATTGGCAATTTAAATGATATAACTGCAATAGAAGAAGTAGAAAATTCTATTCAAAAATTAATGAATGACAGAGAATCAAATTTTGAACTGTTCTCCGCTAAAATAATCACAATAGATGAATATAAATCAAGGAATGATAAAATACAAAAACAATTGGATGATTTAAACGAAAAGAAGACATTGTTCGGTCACATAGGTAAAGAAGAGGAATATATAAGATTGAAATTGGATAAGGATTTCAAGGAACTAAAAGAGATTAACTTGGATAATTTATCAAACGCAATTCTAAGAAAAGTTGTAGAGAGAATTGAAGTAGCAACCGTTGACAAAGAAACTGAACAAGTAAAAGATGTCAGTATAGATTTCATTATCAACGGTGCTTCAATGGATGAACTTATGGTAAGTCTTTTCGGAATCAAAACTAAGATATCTTCGTGATTTTAGTTCCTTGTATTTATCCAAGGGATTTCCCATTGAAATAAAGGGGGAATAATAAGAAATGGCTCAATATCAACGTTCCTACCTATTTATTGTATAATAGGTGTGAGGTGAGTGGAATGGGATATTTGTTTAGTGGTGGATTAATTAAATGTCTAGGCTGTGGGAAAAACTACAAAGGGAAAAAATTTAGAAATGTTATCGGGTATATATGTTCAGGTAATCATCATCACGGCAATGAGTTTTGTGAGAGGTTCGTTGTAAAGGAGTCAGAAATAATTGATTTAATAAACAGTCATTTTGACAATCAAGAGTGGAGTATAGATTTAATTCAGTCTATAGAAATTAAGGACAAGACTATCACTATACAATATACAGATGGGTCTAATTCATTTTTGAGCGGTCAGCATTACGCTATTTGATTTTGGGGTAACGAGAAGAAATTGGATGGTGTGAGACGAGAGGAGGGTGAAGTATTATCATTAAGGGATTTTAATAAAAATGTGGTTTGTAGTTTGGGGTAACGATATGTACGAAATTCGTACTAAATATAGAAGAAAATTACTAGATATAGTACCAAAATACAACATATAGTACTATATCTAGTGTAAAAATTCACTTAAATTCAGCCTTTTATCTGCTTATTTTTTAAATTTTAAAATCCGACCAAAGAGTTATTTGTTACAGTTTCATCAGGTGAAATTTGATAAAATGAAATTTTGGTCGGTAAGTTTAGCGAGTAGATTAAACAATTCAAGAGATGATTGATTTGGTTGGGTTTTAAACTCGTGATTTACGACAAATTACATGAATATCAAAATACCCAACATTGTTAGGTGAAGATATGTTCAAGTTACTGTTTGTATTGTCCCATGTGAAAGTTACTGCTGGTGCATTCGTTCCATTACCTGAGACTTTTACAGAGAAGATTGTTCCATCACCTGCAATCGATATATGGAATGTAGCAAAATCAGGAATGTTTGCTGTTCCTCCACTACTTATTACCGTTACATTAAAGAATAGCGGTGAAGTTCCTCTTCCCTCTGAAAGATGGAAAATGGTATTTGGCGTATTGTAAATACTGCTGGCTGTCTTTCCGACGTTCGTTTCATAAGATGCCCCTACACCATTACTAAAAGCGGTATTCCTAGCATCATAACTAAGCGGTGTGATCCGTCTTGTTACAAGAGTGGTCAATGTACCAGTTAGTCCTGCTCCAATGCTTCTCCAATCAACAGAAGGAGCATTTGCCATTGGATTCAATGAAATGTCTGCATTGTAAACTAAATATACGCCTAAATAATCAGCATGGGTGGAAGCATTGATTTGAATGTTTCCTCTCATGGTAATGTTCGCTAGACCGCCAAGTCCTGTACAATTGGTGAAAAGGAATAAACGACTTGCTGTGTCGGAAGTAAGTCCACTAAGGAAAATATCCGCCCCATAGACTTCTACACTCGTCCATTTGCTCGTTAGGTTCTTAACATTGAAAAGATGCTTTCCACCTTCTACATGCCATCCATAGACTACAAAATGCTCCGTGTTGGCATCTGTAAGTACATGGGTTGTGGCACTTCCTTGTGTGGTTAAATTATAAAACTCGTAACTCCGATTCCATCCTGCATAAATATTGGCTGTAGCTGAGAGGTCAGTCGAAATATTGAAACGTTTTAATGCTGCAGCATTAATAACTGAGTTAGGGCCAATTTCTAAACCATATTGAGCATAGTGATAAATATTCACCAAATCAAATTCGTTGTTCCAGCCTTCACCTAATGCCATTCCAATATTGAAACCATAGATGGTTACATTTTTAACGGTGGCATAGGTAATTCCATTAGCGTAAAATCCAAAGGCTGTTGTAGTTTGCGCTGAATCATAAATGGTGATGTTTTCAATTCTTATATTACGAATGGTGTTTGATTGCGGTGTTGCCGCGCCACCATTACTGAGAAATAGAAAAGCTCCTACACTGTTTGTTATTTTCGTATTATCTAAACAGTGGAATATTGCCCCTGGATATTCTGAGTTCTTCCCCTGCCCGATAATCGTGACATATCCTTTATTCGATAGGTCAATATAATTACAATAATAATCCCCATTCACGAAATAGGCTTCAATTCTTGTTGAGGATGCAAAACTTAAAAACTTATCAATAGCAGATGTTTGGTCTGTATGACTTCCTGTATCGGGAAGAATACCAAACCAAACCCCATAAAGACGTTCAACAGAGGGCGTTCCTGCAATCGTTCCCGATCCTCCGAAAATCTGATAAATGCCAGCTATGATGGAACTGTTGATTGTAAGCGTAACGCCTGTATTCACTGTAATTTGAGCATTTTTTCTTACTGTTAGACAAATGTTACTTGGAATAGTTGTATTTGCTGTAACTGTAATCGGTTTGGCAACAACAATAGTACCGTTTGGTGTTCCGATGGTTGTTAACGCGCTTTGTAAATCTGTAAAGCTTTCTACTACAGTTCCTACAGAATCCGAGAAAATTCCAATTTGGTCAGTATGACCGTTAATTAAATTACTTAAAGTTGCACTCAGTTCACTGCTAGTTATTTTCCCTGCCATAGTTAAACCTCCTTATTTAATTCTCTCCTCCACCGTTCACATAACCTACATACCTGTATTGAATCCCATTTTCAATGATGGTTATCTTGTAAATCGGAATATCTTTAATCACATAGATGGAGTTAATGTCAACCTCATGCGTGTTCGTTTCATCGTTAATTGTGAAATGCACAGGACTCCCGAATGCTTCCATTTGTAGATACATCACATCGTATGGAAACTGCACAAGTTTGAAGGTTTGATTTGCTTGTGTAGTTGTTTGCTTACCGTTAGAAGAAATAGTTCCTACATATCTCATTAATTAACCTCCTTTGTATGAAAGGGAGTATCTATAGAGTTTCACTGTATGAAACCCTAACAAACGATTCTTTCATCAAAATAAAAAAGAGGAGCCATTTAGACTCCTCACATTAAATTTGAACTTTTATTTGAAATTATTGTTGTTGATTTTCGGCTTTTGGTTGACCGTGATCAACAATTACACCTATAAGTGTAAAAATCGAGGCTAACCCATTCGCAATATCATTCCATAACTCATCGGGGATAGAGACATTGAACATCTGACTAACCAATTTAATTACGGAAATCAAAGCCAGCCAGAATGTCACTTTTTTCATCTTCTCAAGCATATGATTACTCCTCCTAATTAATTATAATTTTATATTTAACTACTTCACGATTTTCACAGTCTTAGTTGAATCGTCCCATATGTAACCGATTCCCAATAAATCCAGAATGTCAGCAACCGGAACAAATACTTTTGAATATTCAATTACAGCCTCGATTTTCTTATCACCATTAGAGACATATGCTCCATTTGTTACATAAGCCATCATTTTAGATAGTTCACCAACCGCCCAAGCAACTTCTCCTTGGTTTTGACTTTTTGTTAATCCAACTAAGAATTTAAATTGATTTGCATCATAAGGTACTCTTTCCACTTTAGGTTCCTCCTTGATTACAGGTGGATTTAATTTGTCATGCACTAATTGTTTGAAACGATCAAATTCACTAGGGTTATCTACCCAAGGAGCAGGACAATACTTACCAGTAATATCGTAATGTCTCCATAAGTTAGTCTCATTTAATCCAAATTGCTTACACAACTGAGCAGTCAATTCAGCAGCATTTTGAAATGTTTGCTCAGTGATATTTCCATCTTCGTCCAAACACATCTCAATACCTATCGTGCAATTGTTAGGATATGTGCTTAATTTATTCAATGCTTCTTGTTTGTAACTCGTAGCTCCCACATGATAAGCCATTTCATCATTGGGCAAAGCCTGAACTGCATAGTTATCATCTACTTCCCAATGTGCTGAAGCATATCTATGTTCACTTGTCGGGTCATCTAGACTATCAAAATAAGAAGCAATAGCTTGAGCCGAAGCACCATTATCAGCCGTATAATGTAAGACAATTCCTTTTACACTTTTTAATTTAATTGCAGGTCTAGAATATGGATTAATATGTATTAAACTTTGGATGATTTGCATAAGATGTCACTCCTTATTCATATTTAATGAAACCATCAAACCCTGCACTCTTCAACTTTTCCAACATCGATTGAGCATTTTCTTTAACAGCAAAAGCACCCACTTGAACATGATATAGTTTAGTGGGTTCAGGTGTGGGTTCTGGAACTGGAGTTGGTTCAGGTTCAGGTTGTGGCACATATCCAATAGACAAATCAACCATTCCAAATCCTTCACCTTTGGGACTAATTCCAATGTCTTTACTGTGTTCCTTAAGCAATTGACGAATCTCATCTACTGTTAAAGTTTTATTTAATCTCTTCTCATACATAGCAATCAACAATGCAACTACTCCCGTTACGTGAGGGCAAGCCATACTAGTTCCTGACAACGTTCCGTATTTTCCATCTGGTAAAGTTGATAATATATTTACTCCACCTGCGACAACATCCACTTGTTCGTTCGTATTAGAGAAGTTTGCCAATTTCAATTGACTATCAATAGCACCTACTGAAATTGTCTCAGGATACATAGCAGGATAACTAAATTCACTTGTTGTTGTATTGCCATCTCCACTATTTCCTGCTGCACACACAACTATAATACCTTTAGACACTGCATATTTAATAGCATCATGCATTTCAGGAGAATCGCTAGATCCACCTAAAGACATGCTGATTACACGAACACGCTCACCATTTTCTCCAATCCAATTTGCAGCCCATCGAATACCTCTTGCTATACCAGTGAATGTACCAGAACCATCTCCATTTAACACTTTTCCAATTAATAATTTTACATTCGGAGCGCAACCTACAACACCAGAACCATTCAAAGTAGCAGCAATAGTACCTGCGACATGTGTACCATGATGATTGTAATCAGTAATCATATATGGTTCACCTTGGTCGTCCATTGTGAAATTCTGTCCACCTTTTATACCTGTGATGATACGGTCTTTTAGGTCAGGATGGGTAGCGTCTACTCCGGTGTCTAACACACAAACAACAATTCCATCGCCTTTGGTTTCATTCCAAACAGTAGGGGCATTGGTCATTTGCACTCCCCAAGGAATCTCGTTTGCTGTTTCTTGCACAGATTCGACTGTGAAAGGTGGTAACTTATAGTTCATTTCACTCATTTTAAAAACACTCCTTTAATTAATATTTTAAATATGCTATACTTAACACATGGACAGTTGAGATGTAGGGAGTGTGCAAATTTCTTATTCTCGATTGTCCTTTTATTTATGTAGAAATGAAGTTATAGCGTCCCAATTTGCACCACACAGTGTTCCAATTACTAAAATCAGTACATACCATAGCCATTTGTGATTTTCAGTCAACATTTGACGATACCACTTTTTATCCTCATCATCTGAAGATGGCTTATTTGATTGCTTTAAGTTTTTTATGTCCTCTTCATGACTCTTTGCAATAGCTGAAAGAACTGCTAAATTTTCACGTAGAAAAATTAAATTTTGAGTGTAAAAATCTTCATTCTTCTTGATGTTATCTCTCATCTCCTTGAACTCTTCCTTGATGTCATTCTTCAATTCACTTACCTCTTGTTCTACTTTATCAACTCTGACTGCCAATACATCTACACCATTGTTTCCCACAACCAATCCCTCCTTGATATTTTTGTATTATAAAAAAAGAGTAATCACCTATTTGATGATTACCCGATTTCTTCAATTCTTTCTGTTCCTCTTGTAACAACTTTCATATTTACTTTTGAGGGTTTGTAAGATTCAATGATGTGATTCATTCCAATAACCGGATCTGAATTTCCACAGCAATAGAAATCTGTCATTATTGTCCCATGTTCATAATAGGCATGGGCTGAGATGTGACTTTCTGCAAGGGTTACAGTTATTGTATAGGCTCCGTTATCAAATATATGTACGCAATGATTTAATACTGTGGCTCCACATTTCTCTGCACCATCTAATAAAGTCTTTAGTCCAAAATCAGCATCAATTAATAACTCTGGATTAACCCCAAAAAGGTCTGCCATTACATGTTTACCTGCTGTTGAAAATTCGCTCATCTCTACCTCACTACAGTTCAAGCAAACGCTCAATAGTTTCAAATTTTTCTTTACGCTTGAACACATAATCAAACACGATTTCATACAAGTTATCAACCAAGTTCGATTTTGAATCAATCTCTAACATCTCTTCAATAACAAACATAACCTTGTCGGTAATTCCATCAAATCCAATTACTTCGCAGTCAAGAATTTCACTTAGAGATGAACGTTTGTGGTCAATAGAAGAAATAATATCAAGAAGAACAGATAAGTTGTTTCTCAGTTTACATCCACAAGCACAATTGATAGCACAATGACAGTTGATATGATCCATTTTAATACACTCCTTATAATTTTAGATTTATTTTTCTTCTAGCAAATTTTCTACGATCCATTTTACTGCTTCATATGTAAATCTCCATTGTCCCTTCCATACACCATAATCTATTTCATACTCTTGCCAATAGCCATAGATATTTGGAGTTTCTTTATTGATTAATCCATGTTTCAAGAGTAGTCTAGGTAAATGTGCAGGATTACTGACAATTTTCTTACCGTGTTTAATTTCTATGTATTTAATTACATTGCTTGAAGGCAATTCAGTAACTTGATATTGGATATATATTTTAAAAGCCATTTCATCAATAAAATTTTTATCTCGAGCATATTGTGCCAACTGTTGCATCTCATCTAAAGTATATAAATATTGGGATGGAAAATATCTTCTTTTGGCTTCTAGTAAAAATTCGTACTTAATCGTATCTTTATAAAACTTGGCAATTTCATTGAATGCAACTTTGTGTGTGTCAAAAAGTTGTTTTAACTCTTCATTACTTTCGTCTATAGCCTTCTTTAAAGCAATATGATAAACTTCTCTTGCAGCCATAAGAGTTTTTAAATTCATATATTGACATCTCCTCTAATTGTGGTAATATAATATTTAACTGTCATAAATTATAATTTTATTTCTGACACTTGCCGACAGATAAAACTTTACTCAAGCCTTATATTTACTTTGTTGATTGATTAATTGTCATTCTGTCAAACTGTCATGGGAATTAAGTGTCAAATGCGTAAGTTATAAAAATAATAATTAAAATTACCTTATATAGCACTTAGACAATTGACACTATATTCTCTGACAGATGACAGTTAGACAGATAATTTTAATACCTTATTTAACAAGGGTTTGTTGATTAATTATCTGTCATGTATGATATTTTTATTTCTGACAGATAATTGCTTCAAAGTTAATTTCATATGTACAGACAACTCCACCTCTTGATTGTTTTTCATCAATGAGTTTTATGTATTCTAATTCAGTAAATTTAGTGATAATTGGATCTAATTCGTCCTTACTTAAACCAAATCCACGTTGGATATCTCGTTTCGTAATGGTGGTTCTACTTTCCTTTTTCAATTTACTGGCTAGTTTATTAAACTTGCTTACATATTTATCATCTTTTGTTTCACTCATTGCATGATATAATTTTTTGGTCTGCTTTCTAAAATATTCAGCCATTTCAATAGCATCTTGCATGATATTAGCGTCAACTTTCTTATCTGTGAAAAATTCTTTTGAATTAACAAATTTACATGCATTTAATAACAGGGCAAATCGTAGTGAGTACATTTTTATCTTAGAGAATAAAGCCCTTTTGCGTTCATCAAGCCCTGCTTGTTTAGATAAGTAACTTTCATATTGTAAATAAATATTCTTTGCTTGATTTGACATTTGATATGCGACTTCGTCTTCAATGCTATGTAGTGCATCAATTAAATTATGATATGACTTTTCAATTTCCTCATCTATTCCTCTCTCAGATGTTCTAGTCATTTCTGTTTCCAATGGGCAACTAAAGAGTATTCTATGTAAAAATCCATTGTCCATGTTGTCACCTTCAGTTATAGTACCTAAAGAAGATGGAGTCATATTCCCCACTATATTTAGATATGGACTATCTACACCAATTGTCTCTCTGTTCAGTCTGTCAACTTTAATTGGTGAGTTTGACCAAGCAGATAGATACTGCTCTAAGTCTCCTCCTCCATTTTTATACCCATTTAAACTCTTATAGAATTTCATAAATTCATCTGAGGCGATGATGAGTCCTTTAGGATTCTTCTCCATCATATCAATTAATTTTTCTACTGTTACATCTGTTGTATAGTATTCTCTCTTGGGTGGTGGAGGATTGGGAATACTCTCCTCTTTATTCTTTATCGCCTTTTCATATTCCCTCTTTAGTTTAGCAATATTTTCATTTTCCTTCTTTTGAATGTTATGTATAGGTTTTAGTGCTAATGCTTGACTTGGACTTTTACCACTTCCAGACTGTGATACTAAGCAGCAATATAGTATTGCCTTTGATTTAAGAGTCCGGTTAAACTCCAATTCAAAGTTATTTCCAATTGCCGTACTTAAAGCAACTAATGAAGGAATGGCAGTATATTCATAAGGGATGCTTAATAATCTGCTTACTTCTTTCACAAACTCTGCTACAACATTAGGCAATACGTTAATAGGAAACTCACTGGCTTCTACAGGATCGAAGTCATTTTCAATTTCGATGATTTCATCCATTACAGGCACAAACCTTTCTTCCATTTCATTCATTTCAATATGCTTATTCATAATTACACTCTCCTTCGATTTGTGGGTGATAATTTTACTTCTTATTTGGGGCTAGATTTGATTAGACTAAACTCTTAATTTCTTTTCTTGTGTTCGTTAAATTCGTAATGAAATTTTGCAGATGAATATCCTTTTTGTACTCTCTAAGATAAAAATGTAATTCATTGGTGTTTTCGAAATAATATGTAACTTGACCTTCTTCTACTCGTTTGTCTTTTGGCTCGACACCTTTTGTCTTAAGGTAGGCAATCATATTAATCGACTTAATACTAAATAAGTTTTCCACTGTTATTCCTCCTTGGATTGTGAAAATATCTTATAGGAAGACCAGATTTCTCCAATCTTCCTCATGTACAATATACTACAATTATATAATTGTGTAAATGATAATTTTACATTTATAACTTCAAATAAAACTAATATTTGATTCCATTATAGTGATTCGATAAAATTACCGACCTTGCCAGCCATAATTGTGTGACCTTTATCATTTGGATGTGTTCCATCTGAAGGAGAGCCACAATAAAAATTATTCAA